CCGATCTAGTGTTGTTCCAACCATTATTTCGCATTCTGTGTCTAATCGATGTGGAGTTGATAACGTGTGGGGACCTCCCCCATTACGTGTTACTAGGACTCACAGAGAGTATTTAGATATAGTTGCGAATGCTTCATCAGGTTTTGATCCTCAAGCTTTGGAATGGGCTATTGACGATTATGTCGGTAGTTTAATTAAGAAGTTTAAGGAGATGAAGTGTACCATTCGTCCTTTGACGCATATGGAAACCGTGAATGGTATTCCAGGAATGCGTTTTGTGGATAAGATGGTACGTAATACAGCAATTGGTTTTCCTCGATCGGGGAAGAAGATGAAATATTTTTCTGATCTTCCTCCTACTGAGGATTATCCAGATGCTGTTGAAATTGATGAAGAGACTCAGCGTGAGATTGATCGAATGCTGAAGTGTTATCGTGAAGGAAAACGATCTTATTGTGGTGCTCGTACAGCTCTTAAGGATGAGCCCACGAGTAAGGATAAAGATCGTATCTTTTACGTTTTGAATACTGCGACTCAGTATTTGATTAGGAAGTATTTTCTTACTATGTGCGCAGCTTTGTCATCTTTTCCTTTGGAATCTGGATGTGCAGTTGGAATTAACTGTTATAGTCCAGAGTGGGAAGAGCTGATGAGTTATAGCTGTGCTTATGGTAAGAAAAATATCTTCGCGGGCGATTATTCTAAATTTGATCTTCGCCTGCCTGCGCAAGTTATTCGAGCATCATTTAAGTGTTTCATAGATATTGCCAAGGAATTTGGCTATTCTGATGATGACATTAAAGTGATGAACGGACTTGCTGCAGATATTAGTAATCCAGTAATAAGTTGGAACGGTACTTTGCTCATGTTGTATGCGTTGCACCTTTCTGGAAATTCTCTCACTGTATATAATGGGACAATTTCTAGTCAGTTGATGCTACGTGTGCATTGGTATGAGCAAAGTGTTAAGTACGACATGTTGCTTGGTGGAAAGGTTCAGCCTTTTCGTGCTTATGTTCATGCTATAGGTTATGGTGATGATCTTATTGGTGGAGTGAAGAATAATGTGAAGGATATGTTTAATCACATTACTTATGCACAATTCATGAAGGATCATGAAATGTTGTTCACTATGCCTG